CGTCTGGTGTAGGTATAGTTTTAGCTTTTCCTGTAGGCGCGTATCCTAGTCCTTTTGTCATTATTGGCTCCTTCCATTTATTTTAGGTTTCATTCTAGCGAGCGTTAATCTATTTTCGTTCGCCATTTCTTGTTTTTCAATTGAAGTATCAGCTCTTAACTCTGCTAATTCTTCATTTTGATCAAGTTTTTCATCTTGAACGCCTTGATTCATCATTGTTTTCATTTTTTCAAGATTTAATTTGTTTTCAGCTTCTTTTCTCTTCTGTTCATTGTCTTGTGCCCTAATATCAAGCTCTCTTGCTCTTAATTGTGCAATTGGATCATTACCATAGTCTCCAGTAATCTGTTTTTCCTCTTTCATGTAATCTTCCATCATATCAGCAATTAAAATTGATTTTCTTGCTTCAATTTTTTGTTGCAATGGTGCCATTTGTTGTTGAATTTGAGGATTTTGTTGTAGCATCTGTTGCATTTTTGCTAATTCTTGTAATTCGTTTCTAAACTCTAACTCAATTTGCTCTTGACCCATTAAACTTATGTGCTCTAAACAGTTTTTTTGAATTGCAGCACCTACCATTGGTGCGTTTCTAACCATGTTAGTTGCCATAAAGTTTAAATGCGCTGTAATGTGTGCTCTGTGATCTTGTCCAGGAAAAGCTTGAAAAGGTTTTGAACCCATTGCATCAATATGTTCTAATGCAGGATCTTTAGGCGCTGGTTGTTCTGGTTTTTTTAAAATTGTATCTATATTCTTTACACCTAACGCTTCATACATGTTTCTATAAATAGCATATTGATTATGTAGTTCTGGATTAGATGTTGCCAATTGTAATTCTGTTTGTGCCATTGATATTCTTTGTGTTTGAGAAAAAATATTAGGATCAGCAACAGGTAAAATATCTATTCTATCATCAAAGTCCATTTGTTTAATTTGTTTCTGTCCACCAACAACATCGTAAGGATATTCAGGGGGTAAGTAAGTTTTAAATACTCTACCTAAAATCGTAAATTCTTTTTTCATGGCAGCATACAATCTTTTATGTATTGCTGACATAACACGTGATCCTCTCTCCAACAGGGCTACTGTCGTGCCCACTGCTGCCTGTTGATTTCCATCCCCTACTTGCATGTCCGCAATAGATGCGAATCTTTGCCCTGCGTCTACCACGACTCCCATAAGTTGTAATAAAGTAGCTGATGGTTCTTTAAAAGGTAGTGTCATGAAGGCATCTTTTAAATTTCCTCCTGGAGCATCTACATCTCTGAACTCACCGGGTTGAATAGACTGTGATTCATCTCTCATCTTAATACCACGCATTTTAAATCCTGCGGGTAAGTTAGACAAGGTACCAGCGTCGAGCAACTGTCTTAATGCTGCTGTTGCTGTTCTTGATAAACCACCTATCATGTGAGTTAAACCAAAACCGTAAAAACCTAAACCAGGTAAAAATTTAAAATGAACAAAATAATTAATTTTAGTTTTCATTATATCTTCTGCTGCAAAGTTTCTTCTAATTGATAATATTTTTCTTGTACCTTCTTCTAAAGTTACAATGTAAGTAAGTTTAATTCCTGTAGGTGTTTCATCTTGACCTAAATCTTCAAAGCCTTCTAAGTCTATGCTAACGTGGCATTCTAAAAGAGTAAACATTTTTTGATCTCTACCTTTAGTTGTTCCCTCTAGTTCTCTTTGAGCTTTTTCTGAATCTGTTTCACTTAAATACGATGGATCAACTTCTATATCTTTATAGAATCCACCGACTTGTTGTTTTCTTAAATCGTTTTCTGTCATACGCACTTTGTGAATTATAGATTCACAATCATCTAATGATGTTGCTGTATAAGGTACGACAATATCTTCTGCCGGTACAAATTTTGAAACTGCTCTTTGCATAATTTCATCGTAGTAAACTTTATTAAATGCTGATCCTGCAAGTGGTAAATAAAATAACATTAGATCAAACTCTGCTTCGTACTCTGGCATTTGAGACATCAATTGATAATTCATGAATTCTTTTACTCTTTGTGCTTGAGCTTCTTTGTCTGGAGTGGATACTCCAATTATTTGAGTTCTAACTGGACCTTCTGCGGGTAATAATTCTTTATAAGCTTGCGCTTGAAACTGTGTTACTGCTTCTGCAAGAACTGGATGAGTTGCACCTGATGCACCTTTAAAAGGTTCTGTTCTATCGCCGTAATTAAAACCTAAAAGTTCTAATCCTTGAGTGTAAGTTTTTTCCCAATCTTTTCTAGAAGATTTATAATCTGCATAGTTATCAGCAAGTTCTGCGCCTAAAGGATCTAGTACACTATCCGGTAAATATTCAGCGAGGTTCGAGAAATGGTTTTGACCCCCTTCAAGATTAACTTTTGAAGGATCAAAATTTATATCAACACTACCATCTTCGTTTTCTTTAACATCAACTGGATCTTTACTATCTTGTGGTCCTGTCTCTTGTTCAAACTCTACTTGTAGGTCTTCCTCACTAGGAATGTTTATTTCTTTCCTTACCTCGTTGGGTAAAGACTTGTCTATTGTTGCCATTTATGTTCTCCGATATTAATATGTTTCTATCCTTTTTGTAACCAATATTCAACCCTTGTGGGTTTGGTCCTCTTTTTGGTGGTGGTCCTGATTTCTTGCCTAATGTCATTAAAGTTTCTTGCCACCCGCTCCTAGTGGCTTGTCAATAAGACCACCTTTCTTATTACCAGATCTCATTTCTGCTAAAACTAATTGTATAGCTGATAGTTCTGACATATTGCCAAGCAAATCAAACACACGTTTTTCAAATGTTTTTCGTTCTGACGCGCTTTTATTTTTTGTATATTTATCCGTTAAGCTAGACATTAGTAGTATACCATTTTATTTTTTATTATCTTCTCATCCTTGTAATCTTCTGGGTGGGGAATTAATCCGCCTTGTCTAAATCGCATAACAGCTTGAGTCATACTATCAACTAAGTCGTCATGATCGCCATAGGGGAACGCTGCGCACTCCTCAATGACCTCCTGAGCAAATTTTTGATCAGGCGCCCATATCATACCACTTTCAAACAAAGGTGCAACCGAATTAACTCTGGTATGCTTATCGTTTCCACGTGAAGGAGTGAAGTTGACCACCGGTATGCCCATGTTACGAAGCTCATAAGTTTGAGGTAGACCTGATGCTTTGGCCTCAATCAATACAGTCTCCGGCTTCCAGTACTTATACTGCTCTAGTGCTTTTCTTCTTAGTTCTGGAAACTCGTATCTCCCCTTTAATGAATCTACCAAATTTAAATTCGCTGGTTTATCTTCAGTCTCTCGAAACACGCCCCAAGTTGTTATAGCAGAGTAATCCGCTGTTTCCTTTTTCATAAAAGCTGTATCGTAAGATTGTATAACATGCTCTAATTTTGGCAGCGTGTCTTTGTCCCACTTCTTCCACCATTCTCGTTTTATAATGGCACCTTCTTCAGATGTTGGATTTTGCATCCACTGTGCATTCCATTTACCGAGCGATACTGAAGCTTTTACTGTTTGTAATTCCTTCAAGTTCCAATACTCCGGCCATACGGGTTTACCGCTCGGCATCACTGCCGGAAACTCGATGAGTTCCCACTGATCAGCTTTAGCTTCTTTCTGGGCTTGCATCAGCATGCCCGTTAAATCTTTTACGTTCCATCTTGTCATAACACAGACAATCGAGGCTCCCGGCTGTAAACGTTGCCTCGGTCCTGAAGTGTACCACTCGTAGGCCTTCTCGAGTGCACTTAAGTTCATCGCATCTTGTTCTGAATGCGGATCATCAATAATCAAGAGGTCCGCACCACGGCCCGTGATTGCTCCACCGACGCCGGCTGCGAAGTACTCGCCGCCTTGTGCTGTTTCCCAGCGTCCTGCCGCTTTGCTATCTTCTTGCAAAGTGGTTTTAAAAATTTCCTGGTACTCGGGTGAATCAATTAAGTGTTTCGCTTTACGACCGAACCTGACCGCGAGCTCGCCGGTGTGGGTCGTTTGAATAATTTTGAGTTTAGGGTTGCGCCCGATCATCCAGGCGGGCAGCAAGGAGCTAGCGAACTCGGATTTTGTATGTCTTGGTGGCATATTGACAATTAAGCGCTTAATTTTACCTGTTGATAGATCATTAAATTTTTTAGCAACAATTGTATGATGATAACCCTGAATAAAGTCAGGCCAGATGTGTTTTACAAAACTTAGGAAATCAGACTGGATTTTAGAGACTTTTTTCTTCTCTCCATACTTTAAATACAACCTATAAAAATCTTTTCTGATATCCGGTGGTAATTTTTTAATTTTTTCGAGGTTTATCTGCATAAATGGGACCCATAATGAATTTAACGGCTTTAACAGTCTAAATCAAGGATTAAAGGCTAAACTATTGGGACCCCTTTTTTTATAAGTATTAATTAAGATAAGAGGATGCAAATTCCAGGACAGAAATGGTTCCCACTATTGAAAGGGTTACCCCCTGCCGAGCCGAGCGAAGCGAGGCGAG